TTCCCATACAGCCACAGCCAGCCATGAATAATCACTATTGATTACCTGGCTGTTTTTATTATCCCTCTGATTACAGTACTTCCACCATTGATTAGTACTGCCCCCAGAGATGATAGCATAGAAACGAGTGAACACGAATCCCCTCCCGGGGCAGGAAGGAGGCAGCAACAATGGCCAGACCATTCCAGAAAATGACCGCCCAGATTGAGAACTTCATCCGGATGGAAGCCAGGGGAGAAAGCCATGAAGCTATTCTCCGCGAGATATTTAACCTGGGTCCGGATGATGATCCGAAAGAAATACATAATGCTGACTGTAAGATGTCCCGCTGGCGGCACAGAGACGATGCGCAGGCCATCTGGGATGATGAGATGAAGGCCAGAGTCAGACGCTGTGTTCCCAGGGCTGTAGGCCGCTTAGAGAAGCAAATAGACAACGACAATGATTGGGTAGCCAACAAGGCAGCCAATGACGTGGTCAACCTGGCTAAGACCACAGGGATTTTCCAGAGCGAAGAGAAGGCCATCAATGTCCAGATCACCGGAATGCCTGATATCGGCTCTCCGGATGACGATGAGTGATCAACTATTCATAAAACCATTGTTTAGCGAATAGTTGGAAAAGTGGCTCAATCCATTATATTTCAACGGTTACAGCCATTTTTACCAATTATTGTAAATGGTATTGTTTAGTATTACTGTGATTTTTGGCTGATTTTCTCCGGTTTTTTCCCTGATCACCAGGGCACCAGGACAGCCTCCGCCAGCGCGGAAAAAATACAGGACCGGCCCCGTCCCCCGCCGGTAGCAGGTCCGGACCGGACGCTGACCCGGGGGAGGGGGTACTCTGGCTGACCCCCGGGGGGCCGAATCGTGGTTGGGACTCCGCCGGAGCGGAAACGGATATATATATAAACTTCCGCACCCCGATGGTCCATCCATAGGGGGCTAAAAAATTGATAACCTGATCACTGGCTGGCTCATGTGGGGGGCTGGCTGGTGGTTTTGTTATAAAAAGTTTGGGCCGCACCGAACGCTCACCCCTTGGCTCTGCAGGGCGGTTTCTTCATGATGGGGACCTCTTCCATGCCTTGTGACAGACATACCTCCTGTTTTCAGATACATTGGCGGTTATGCGGCCAGCCGCCAGACCTGCAGAGCCATTTTCCTTTCGGGGGAGTAGGAGATGACCGCAATGGCGAGTGTTACGATCAACTACCAGCCAACGCCGAAGCAGGCGATATTCCACGCCAGCAAGGCGAATGAGATCCTGTATGGAGGCGCTGCCGGCGGGGGAAAACGAAGGCGCTCATCATGGATGCGTTCTTCCGGTGCCTGAAGAATCCGGGAACCACGGCGGTGGTATTCCGACGCAGCTATGGTGAGCTGGAGGATACTGACATCAAAGAGGCACAGGCCAGCTATCCGGAATCCCTGGCGACGTACAACGCTGGCCGGCATGAGTTCAAGCTGATCAACGGCAGCAAGATCCTGTTCCGCCACTGCGAGAACGAGGCTGACCGTTTCAAGTACAGCGGTATTGAAATCCAGTTCCTGTACTTCGACGAGCTGACCAGCTTTGAGCAGACGATCTACGATTTCCTGAAGACCCGTCTCCGCGCCAAGAAGTCCCTCGGCGTTGTACCGATTGTGCGCTCCGCCAGCAACCCGGGGAACATCGGGCATGGCTGGGTGAAAAAAATGTTTGTGGATGCCGGACCGTATCTGAGCATTCAGGAACAGCGGATCTACTCCGAGGCACTGCATAAGGAGCGGGTGATCCGGACACAGTACATTCCCTCCCTGGCGATGGAGAATCCACACATTACCGAAGACTATATATTCGAACTGGAGCAGAAGCCAGAAGCCCTGAAACAGGCCCTCCTCATGGGGTCCTGGAGCAGTTTTGAAGGCATGGTTTTCCAGGAATGGCGTTCGTCGCCTGAACACTTCAAGGACCGGCGGTGGACCCATGTGATCGAGCCGTTCGACATTCCGGACAGCTGGCCGCGCTACTTTGGCTTCGACCACGGATACAGCAAGCCTGCTTCCTGTGGATGGTACGCCCTGGAGCCGAGCACCGGCTGTCTGATCAGGTATCGTGAATGGTATTTATGTAAACCACGGCAGGCGAACGTCGGGCTGGAGCTGACACCGGTGCAGATCGCAGACGGTATCCTTGAGCGTGAGGAGTATGAAACCGCGAACAACATCAAGATCCTGCGCACCGCCGACCCGGCGATCTTCGACAAGTCGAGGGGCGACAGCGTCGCAGACCAGATGGCACCCGGGTACATGGGCCGTCATCGCGGTGTGGTGTTCAGCAAGGGCGACCACGCCAGGATGCCCGGGAAGATGCAGGTGCATGAGCGGCTCCGGTTTGACGAAAAGGGAATGCCGAAGCTGCAGGTATTCAGCACCTGCAAAGATTTCATCAGAACTATACCGACGCTTCCGTACTCCACGAAGAAGCCCGAGGATATTGATTCTGATGCGGAGGATCATTAGCAAATCTACGATGAATTGCGGTACGTTTGCATGGATCACCCGGTGGTCCCGAAGAGCAAACCGCCGAGGGAATATAAACCATGGAGTCCCTTTGATGAAAATTAACGGCGCGGCGCGTGCACACACAAAAAATAAAATAAAAAAGGAGGAAGCTCCCTCTGTTGTTTTCTGTCCCGCGCCGTTAATTATAGATTTATGGAGTAAAACAATATGACAAGTTTTTACATCCGCAGAAAGCATTACAAAAAAGCACGATTCAAAAAGTAATTCACACGGTTTCTGAATTGGTGCGAACGCATGGGACTGTGATGATTTAACACAATCCAGAGGTGATTGCATGACTGATAAAGAAAAAGACCTGCTGGAAGAAAGCTTCCTGGACGAGCAGCCGCTGAACGAGGAAGATCAGGATCTTCTGAATACAATCTACGACAGGCTGGATATTTTCAAGGACCACAACGGAAAGTATCACGACGAGGCCATGGAGTGCCGGCAGATCCTCCATATGGACGATCCGGAACAGGACGATCCGAAGACCACCCTGATCAACGGCAAGAAGGTCCTGCAGCTGCAGACGCTGAAGGCGACGATCAACAACGTGGTGGCGGACCAGATGCTGTCCATGCCGGAAGCAAAGCTTCTGCCGGAGACGGCTGACCAGCAGGAGGCCGCTGACGATCTGCAGGACATGGTTCATTACGTGGTGTACTGTGCCAATGATTTTGAACATCTGCATTACAGGCGCTGTGAGGACTTCTACGCCCCCGGCACAGCGGTAACGCAGATTTCCTGGGACCCGGACATGAGCTACGGAAAGGGCGAGATCGGCCTGATCCGCTGGCCCATTGAGGCTTTCCTCTGGGACCCCACTGCGGACAATATTCAGGACTGCCGCGCCGTGATGAAGGTATCCCTGCACCCGCTTTCCTGGTATCTGGAACATTATCCTGAAGCAGGCAAGTATGTGACGGCGGATGAGAACAGCCACAGGGACGTGGGGACCACGGAAGGCCAGGAGGATGCTGACCACCCGGGCGACGAGGACCGCGCCCTGCTGATCGAATACTGGTGGCGGAAGTACAACGCCAAGACCCGGCGGTACACCATCAATGTGGCATACGCTGCCGGCAATGCCCTGCTGGACAAGCAGGAAGATGTCTATATGCACGGGATGTATCCCTTCGTCGTGGAACAGCACGACACCCGGGAGGGATGCCTCGCCGGTGAGGGCCTGGTGCATGAGCTGGTGCCAATGATGCGGTATATCAACCGGTATGCGGCCTATGCCGACACAAATGCCCGGTACAGCTCCAAGAAGCGCCTGCTGATCCAGCGCGGTGCCGGCATCGATACGGATGCGCTGACAAACTTCGACAACGACGTGATCGAGGGCGACCGGATCGATCCTTCCGCCCTGCAGTGGATGGAAACCCCGCCGCTGAACAGCACCATCATCCAGCTGATGCAGATGATGCAGAACGACCTGAAGCAGGACAGCGGCGCGAACCAGTTTACGAGGGGCGAGACAACCGGGGGCATCGTTTCCGGCAAGGCGATCAACAGCCTGATCCAGGCCGGCGGCAAGGTCGCTTCCATGCGGACCGAGCAGCTCAAATACGGATTCAAGGCGATGGTGGAGCAGATCATCTGGCTGATGGCTCAGTTCTACGACGATGACCGGACCATGATGATTACCGGGCAGAAGGGCCGGCGGGAGCTGAAGGTAGATACCAAGCGTTTGTTCGGCAAAAAAGGCAAGGGCGCTGTGAATCCACCCCCGTACACGGTGCAGATTGAAGTTTCCAGCAGAGACCCGCAGCGGATCGCCGACCAGAACCAGATGTTCATGGAGGCCTACACCATGAGCGGCCAGTCCGGCCAGATCTTCCCGCTGAGTTCGCTGTTCCGCATTCTCAACCTTGACGGCAAGGACAAGATCCTTCCCGTGATTGAAGAAAACGAACAGTACCAGGCACAGATGCAGGCCATGCAGCAGCAGATCGAGCAGATGGGCCAGCAGATGGAACAGATGCAGATGGAGAACCAGAACCTGAAGAAGACGGCCACCCAGATGAGCAATACGCTGGCGACGATTTCCGCAAGGAAGGGCGGCGGTCAGCAGCAGGCCCAGGCTCCCCAGAAGATGGGCGAGGCCGGCGGCGGACCGAACAGTCCCGACGCGATTGTGAACGGTGCCAGGAACATGATGGGTGTTCCTACCGGAGCGGAGCTGCCGATATAATTTAAAAAATCCGGTTTTTTTAAAATTGCCGGATTGGTATTTTAAGTGAACTTAAAATATCAGAATAATTTTGAGCAATGACCCCCGTGATTCGCGGGGGTTTTGCAATATAACACGCAAGCCGTGATTTGCGGATGCGCGAAAGGAGACCCCTTATGGATTTTGAAGAAACCTTGGTCGAACAGGACGGCGAACAGGCAGAAGATTTACTGCCCGATACGCTCGTCGATGACTCGGAGGAATCCGAGGAGAACATTGAATCCCTGACCGATGAGGAAGGGGAGGAGAAGCAGTCCGGTGAGGAAGAAGCGCCGAAGGGGACGCAGGGTACCAGCGAACCCGGGTACGTGAAGAGCCGGATCGCGAAAGCGGTGGAGAAGGCAATCGCCGAAACTGAGGAACGTCTGACGGCACAGTTTGAGGCGAGGATGGCTCCGCTGATGGAGCAGATGATTGAAACCGAAGCGGACAGGCTTGTTCGGAGCGGAAAGGTGAAAGACCTGGACACCGCAAAGGAACTTGTCCGCTACCGGCAGGGGATTGCCGCCCAGCCTGCACAGCAGGAGACGGCACAGCCCCGCCAGGCAAATGGTCAGTTTGCTCCCAAGGAACAACAGGCAGATCCGGCAACCTCGGTCCGGATCGAAATGCTGCGTCATCAGGCGGACCGGATTAAGGCCGGAGGTGGCCCTGACGTAATCGCCGAGTGGCGGAAGAACGAGGACATCAATCAGAAAGTTATTTCAGGGGAATGGGATTTCTACGACGTTGCGGATTACCTGAAGAAAAAGGCCGGTAAACGTCCTCCCGCCCCGATGCGCTCTCCCAATGGCGCAAGTGAATACGCAAGCGGATCGATCATGTCCATGTCGGACAAACAGTTCGATGCGCTCGTTAAAAAAGTCAAAGGGGGAGCACGCTTCAGAGAAAGATAAGGAGTGTGTGAACCATGGGTGTTTATGACAACATTATGACTTCCTATGACGCTGGAATCAAACAGACCCTGCCGGAGCAGTACATCCAGCGCAAGGCGATGAAGAACATTCAGCCGAACCTTGGCTACCTGCGTGATGCTGAACTGGTTGAGCAGCCCCTCAACGGCGGCAAGCACGTCCGGATGTGGCGCTATACCGCCCTGCCGGCCCAGACCAAGCCCCTGTACGAAGGCGTGACCCCTCCCGGTGAGAAGATCACCCAGACGGCCTTCGACGTAATGACCAAGCCCTACGGCGATTTCGTGCCCTTCACCGATGAACTGGACCTGTTCCATATCACCAAGAAGACCGACGATATCGCTGACCTGCTGATCGACCAGGCCGAGCTGTCCATCGACACTGTGGGCCGCGATCAGATCTGTGCCGGCCTGAACGTCATGTATCCCGGCGCTGTGACATCCCGCGCCAGCCTGACCAGCTCCAACGTGATCACCTATGCCGTGATCAAGAAGGCCGTGCGCAGCCTGAAGAAGGCCGGTGCGCAGCCCTTCCCGGACGGCTTCTTCCATGCCAAGGTCAGCCATGATACCTATCATGACCTGACCGGTATCCAGGGCTGGGAAGACATCGCCAAG